CCTTTTGGGGAATCTTGTTGTCTATACGTTCTACGTTTGCACCAGAACATGCATGAATACCAGTATTTCCAACAGTAAGAACTAACTTGTCGAATGGAACAGTAGAGAAGGTTGCTTCAGAACCAAGCTCGGTATTAATCTTCTGCCACTTAAATGGATTGCTGTTGTTATTAGTAAATACCAGTTCCCAAGTACTTCGCTCAAAGTATACTATAAGCCTGTCCTTTATGAACTCAGCACTTATAATCTGTTCTTCAGTTGGCGCATCGAGGAAGTCTGCACCATCTGCGTAATAGGTGACAGCAGCAACAACTATTTGTTGATTTGGTTCAAGCCAAGCATTTGGCGACAGAGGAGAACCTTCATGCGAGTACCTAACACGATTAACATAGGATAAGTTCATACCAGAACCTATGTCTCTCTCAATAGTATTTAAAAGTAATAATCTGTTCTTAAAGGGCATTATGAGTCGTGCTGTAAACACATAATTAGTAGGGTTAGCGCCATCGGTAAGAAACGCTAATATCGGAGTTACGACGGGAGTAACGATTATTGGGGTTGCAAACGGAGTCCATGTTGTTCCATCAAAATACCATATCGGATCATCATTTGCGCCAGGAACTCCAATAGCTGCAAAGAAATTTGTTACAAACAAGAATGTGGTATCAGGAGTTGTTCCATAATAGTTAATTGACCAGAAGAAGTTATTATTAGTTCCATGCCATTCTGCAGTTCCTGATCTATTCCATGACCCGCCTGAAAAAAGATACGCAAATTGGGTATCAAATGCATATGCAGGTTGGTTATTGATAGGTCCGTTCTCATATTGAGTGAAACCCATAACAGGATTAGCTGGGTAGTAGTAAACATTTTCTAATGCCGCAGCTCCGGCAAAATTAAATGCTCCTGTAGTAGTATTGTAAGTAGCAGTTACCGTAGTTTCCGTTTTAAGAATTGCTGCCGGGGTACCCGTCTGGTATACGGTAAATATCTCTGTTCCAATGGTAAATGCCTGACCTATTCTTCCTACAACTATAGTACCTGGAACCGTTCCACTCAGGTTTCCCGCCCCATCAGTTGTTCCCAATAAAACAGCTAAACGAGAATTAAAAGTTCCACCTGATATGGATTGATTACCCATAAGATAGGATCCGAATCTTTTTCTAACCCTACCCCTAAATACGTAGGCGTTCCTGAGTGAAGCAAATGCTTGATCGGGTATTAACCATGGCTTTTTGTCAGTTTCAAGACCGACATCAAATCCTTCGGGCGCGATCATAAATCTGTCAAATTTTGGCATATTAGAATCCTCCGATTCCTATCGCTAAATATTGAAGTCTAGATTGAACATATACTCCTGTAGCATTTCTTTGTGCTGCAATAGCAGAGAAATGTGTGTTGGGAAATGTTACTCCGACACCAGTAGCGACTAAAGTAACAATCTTATCCTGATCAGTCGATTGTGTTGAATAGGTGGTAAGTTGAACTGAAAAAACCTTTGTAAAGACAGGAATGTTTGCGCCAACAGCATAGTTAAATGTTTGTAATGGAGTAACAGTAGAATTTATGTCTGTTGACCCCCACTTAATCAATATGCCCGAAGGAAGAAATGTCCATCCCTCTGTATTGCTATTCGGATTGCTAACGTTACTTAAAATAGATCCTGTTGCATTTATCTGAGTAACTGTTACCTGGTTAACCTTAGATATAAACATTTCATTCTTGCCTGTTATACCCGTAGAAAATCCGTAGGCAATAACATCAGCAGTATTATTAAGCGTGGGAGCTGCTACCTGAGAAACTAAACTGACAAATTTATGCTTACCTTGGTCAGTGGCATCATCAAAATCAACATGATTGACATCTATAAGGGTCTTAATTGCAGTAAAATTACCTAAAATTTGGGGTTGAGACTGTGAAAAAAGATCGTTGGGTCCCGGAATGTTAGTTATGTAAGCCATTATATCTCCTGTTTAAAATAAACCGCCGCCATAGCCCCAACCGTTGGGAGTTGTTACACCACCATCGTTTTGAGAATATATTGTAGGGGTGCGTTCATTGGTTTGTTGTACTATTGTTCTACGCAGGCACATACACTCCTGTCTTCTAAGCTCTGGCATTATAGCATCAGCACTTTCTACATCCATTCTGTCTTGAAATATCTTAAGGCTCGCGAGGTACGCTATATATTGCCACCACTCATTCAGTTCTGGTGATTGATTAGTATCCATCAAATACACAGGGCTGACGTACGCCTCAAAGTTAACTGCATAGGGTTGATCAGGAACAGGCCGTACAATAAATTGATTGTCATAATAACATACGCCTTGAGGGAGAGATATATTCTGAGGAACCGTCTGGCTATTAATGGCAGCGCCTGAACCGGGTGCTGATGGGAATGTTACCTTAAACTGTCCTGTGGCATAATTTACAAAGTTATTTGCATCAACGACCGTAGGTGGAACTGTTGGTTTGTTGGCAGGCGTGTATAAATTACCTATAATCGATGGATTACCGGTAGTTGTATCAACAACAGGATAATCTACCATGGCCAAACCAGCACCGTTTACTGCAACAGAACTAAAAAGAACGTTATTCTGTAATAATCCGATGGTTGTCTGTGAAAGACTCGCGGGTATAAATGCCTGTTGTGAGTTTATTACTCCTGAGAATACAGTGACCACACCATCACCAGCCACACCAATGGAAGCAATACTGTTAACAATCGGATATATACCATAAAACTGTTCCCTTGATTGCGTGAAGTACGAATTATATCCAGCTATAAAAAAGGGCGGATGAACGGTGAGATATTTATTCTGGAAGTCATAAAGCGGGTTGGTCGTAACGCCCGAAAAGGATATCTTGTCAGTTGGATACACATCCTGATAAGGATTGGTATAAAAAGTAAACGTGGTTCTAAGATTGAACATACGTATATGTTCAGGAAAATCATATACTACCGCAGTATTAATATAATTGTCTAAATCTGCTGTAGTCAGCTGTGATTCAGACAGACTTCTGGTAAGCCTTCGAACTTTTGTTTCGATAGCTGCCAGTGTTGTTGTAGGTGCGATTGCCATTACTACTCCCCTTAAGATTAGCTAGCCGCATACGGAAGAACGTTCTGTTCGGCCGCCGTCAATATGTCATTATCTTCGCCTATTGCAACGCATTGTGAGCAGGTATATTTTACTAAATCCGGCACCACAAACGCATCGTAATAGGTAGTATCGATGTCTATGGCAAATGTCGTAGGTGTTAGAACAAGAATACTTCCAAACTGTTGGTTGGCTTGGGGCATTCCGTGTCCCTTGGTAATAACAAGTCTGACGATCGTACCCGTAATATACTGATGATCAATGGTCGTGGTAACGACTGCCGGAAACGAATTCGTTATTGCAGATACAATACGCATAGCCGGTTGAAATGTAGGATAAGGGTATGAATAACAGACTTCAGCCATATTACACCGCTACAGACATGCGTTCTACTGTTACTAACGAAGTATCACGAGAACCATATGTATCAAGATCGCCATCATCTAAGAACTCCAAGCTTTGAAATCCATAACGACGAACCTTTGTGCCGATCTTGCATATCGCATTGCCGTTCTCATCCATAGCGTTTGCGTGGATTGGGTACCAGCAGTTCTTGTTAAGATGTCGAGCAACCCCAAGAGGAATCTTGCATACTTGTCCGTCCATCAAAGAATACTTCTCTGTCTTATCTTGCTTGTATTTGCGGTACACAAATTCAATCAAACCGCCTGGGCATTCATAGTTCTTAGCGATACCCGTAACGATCTCACGCTCTTTGTCGCATTCATACTGTAAGTTTATTTTTTTAGGTTCTTTTGATGTTTCTTTTAAGTTTTTCGCCTGCATATCTTTTCCTTTTTTATAGGTGGGGACCTCCGGAGATCCCCACAATCATATACGTATCTATCGTTTAGAGACCGCCGTAAGTAGACTTACCAGCAACCCAATAAACAACGTCACCGGCTACAGAACCAGCAGGACCAGTAATGGCCGCACCAGAAATGGCACCGTTTGAACCTGTACCAAGAATCATGCCAAGAAGGCCTGTATTAACGGTAGAATCTGCAAGAATACCTGTGTTGGTATTGTAGATCTGTAATCCGCCAATAGTAGGTGTTTGAGCAGAAATACTTGATAGAGAAGCCGCTGTATCTTCACCAAAAGGAATAACTTGTGGGAAAGAACTTGGCTGTTGCGCAACAGTAGGGAAGGTAAATGCTGTGTACGCAGTAGTATCAATGTTGATAGTGAAGTTATAATCATCAACC